AAAATGGAACTGCGGCAAGATCGCATGTTTCTGGCACAAATGTAACTAAATTAACTTCTTCGGATGATAATTTAATTACACTTGGTGATGATTTTGGATTTGATGGAGGATTTATCTAATGTCTAGAATAGACGACAAATTAGATGAAACTTTTAATATATCTCCATCCGATGAAGAAGAATCTGATGTTGTAGATGTAAAATCAGAAATTATTGAGTCTGTTGATGAAAGTTCTAATTTAGAAAAAACAGAAGATACTTTAAAAGATTATGAATATACTAGAGGAAATTTATACTCTTTAATCGAAAAAGGACAAGAAGCAATAAATGGCATTCTTGAACTTGCACAAGAAACTGAACAAGCAAGAGCATATGAAGTTGCTGGTCTATTGATAAAAAATGTTTCAGATGCAACTGATAAATTGTTAGACCTGCAGAAAAAAATGAATGACTTGAATCAATCTACCAAAAAACAAAATCCAACAACTGTCAATAATGCATTATTTGTTGGATCAACTGCAGAATTATCAAAACTTTTAAATAGCAAATCATTTAAAAATATACAAAACGAAACCTTGAATAAATAGGCTGAGAAGATTTTTGAATAAGATAAAAAGGAGTTAAATGGGTATTTCTACCATTCGTCTTAAAAGGTCTTTTACTGAAGGATCTCAACCAACTATAGAGCAATTAACTACAGGCGAATTAGCTATCAATCATTATGATGGCACAGTTTTCGTAAGACAAGATACTCAAGGTGTAGGTATTGCAACTAGAGTAGTTCAAGTTGGCGCTGGTAAAAGTATCGGACGAACTATTTTTGTTACTACTCAGGGAAATGATGCTAATCTAGGATTAACACAAGCAGATGCTTTAGCATCTGTTAAAAAAGCATCAGAGTATGCTCAACCTGGCGATACAATTAAAGTTTCTGCTGGAATTTATACCGAAGATAATCCAATTGTACTTAGAGATAATGTATCTGTTGAAGGATTTGAATTAAGAAACTGCTATATTGCACCAAATAATCCCGGTGAAGATTTATTTCACATCAATAATGCTTGTCATTTAACAGATCTTGCGTTTATTGGTAAAGGAGCTGATATTGGTGGTGGTTCTAAAGGAGTGCAACGAGGTGGATCTGACCCTGGATTCCTTGGAGAACCTATGACCAATGGATCTGCTGTTATAGCATTTGTTCCACTTCTTGGTGTTTCTGTAGATAGATATTTTGATGGTGCAAGAATGATCCGTCAAAATGCAGATTTTATTGCTGGAGAAGCAGTTGGTTTCCTTACTAGTGGTTTTAGTGGTGTTGCTGGATCTCATAGAGCACAAGATGCTGCAAGACTTATTGATCTAAATGCAGAGTATATTGCAGCAGAAGCAGTAGGATTTATCACTAGTGTCAACTATGATGGTGGTGCATTTTCAATGTCATTTGGCACCGCAAGAGACTGTCAAGACGATATTCATGATGTTCTAGAAGCAGTTGCTCACGATTTAAGAGCAGGATATAGAGACGGAACTCAAGCAAACAGCAAATCAGTAGGTGCTGCACAATCATATTTCGTTGGTGGAGCATTATCACACATTTTAGGTGTTGGTGTTTCTGAAGCAACTATTGCAGCAATGGATCGTGCTGCTGGTATTGCAACCTTCGTTATTAATAACAAACCATATGGTTTTGAAACAAAAGGATCTGGTTCAACTATTACTGCATTTGAATACACACCATCTACTGGTGTTTCAACAGTTACTACAGCAGTTGGTCATGGATTAAGTACTACAGACCATATTAAACTTGCAGATTTAGAATTTACCTGTCCCGGTGGTTCTGGTATTACAACTACTATTTTCCCTGATGGTAGCAGCCCTTCTGGATTTATTTACAAAATTGATTCGGACGGGTTATTTAATAGTACTCAATTTGTTATTAACGTAGGTATTTCTACAATTTCTCACACATATGTTTCAAATAGTGGAACTGCAACAACAATTTTTCAATATAGTAATTTTGAGCAACAGTTTGATACTGGTGCTGCTGCAGGAACTACAATTCGTGGTGAAAATGTTGTAGGTAATGGTATTTGTCTCAATGTTAATAATGATATCACTGAACTGGTTGGTATCATTACTAGTGCAATTGGTGCAGGAAATACTGATAGTCTTCCTGGTATTACCACAGGAATTAGACTTGAAATGAGCAAATGTCGTAGAGACGTTGCTAAAATTTTAAAATCTGTTTGCTACGATATTACTAGAGGTGGTAACACTAAAGTAATTGGTGCTGCTAAATCATATTATGGTGGAGATGGAAGTAGATTAGATTCACTAGTAGATCCAGATGAATTTGATCAGTCAGTCATTGCTTTGGAATATTCTAAAGATATTTGTAGAAGAATTATCAATAATGTAAGAGAAGGTACATATACAATTGGAACAGCATTTAATATTAGTGCTGCAGATTATACAGCATCTGCTGGTATTATTACAGTAACAACTACTGTTGGTCATGGATTGACCGCAAAAGATACTGTTATATTATCTGGTCTTGGATTTAGTTGTGCAACGCATAGTAATGAAATTAATATTACTAATTTTGAGTATGATAGACAATCGGGTTTCAGTACAATTACTTTAGCATCAGAACATGGTATAAGTTCTGGTGATCAATTTGAAATGTTTGATGTCCAATTTACTTGTCCTGGCGGATCTGGAATTACAACAACTATATTTCCTGATGGAACAAGAGGATACATCTATGATGCATATGTTGGTACTTCTGGTTATGTAATTAAAACTAATGTTGGTATATCTACAATTGAACATACTTATGATACTGGTGGTGTAGTAAGAATCGGTGTCACCACAACAGTATTCCCCAATGACGGAGTATTTGGTGAACAGTTTGATGTTTTAGAATATGTAAGTGATACTGAATTAAAACTTAACGTAGGTATTTCAACTTTTGCACACACTTATCAAAGTGGTGGAACAATCCAAAAAACAAGAACGTTTAGACCAGATATTGGACAGATCAGAGATTTAAGTATTCAGATTGATTCCGATACTGGAAATAATAATACTATCGGCAATTGTAAGAATGTTATTTCTGCAGTTAATACTGCGATTGGTGTTGCTACAGCAATTATTGAGGATGGATTTAGAACACTTCAAGATCCATTATATATTGAACCAACTGATGCGGATTATGATCCCGTTGGTGGAGCTTTAACATTTACAAAAGCAAATCATGGTTTGACAACGGCAGATAAAGTCAAAGTTACTTCACATTCAATCATATTTAAGTGTGATTCTGATGGAGGAATTACATCAATTGGTTATCCTGATAAAGTAAGTCCAATTTTCAATAAATTTGTAGGCATTAGTGCTACAACAGTAAATACATTTACGATTAATGCTGGTAATGCAGGTTCTGCTTCAACTTTAACTCATACATTCTTAGGAGTATCCACTTCAAATACTATTAATTATGGTGGTTCTGGTATTTCCACTAGATTTCCAGGCAATAATGGCACTGGATCTGACTTTGAAAATGATCCAACATTCTCTCCTGGTACTGATGGACCAGTTCTAAAAGGTCCTTATATTAGAAACTGTACCAATTTCATTGAAAATAGTATCGGTATGAGAATTAATGGATTTGATGCCGATCCTGGAGATAAAGACGAACTGGGTGTGCAAGGTTCAATGAGTGTTGACTCATACACTCAATACAATCAAGGTGGTATTGGTGTATCGATCACAAACGGTGCATATGCTCAGTTGGTGTCTATCTTCACCATCTGCTGTAATGAAGCAATTGTAACTCTTACAGGTGGTCAGTGTGACCTTACAAACTCTAACTCCTCATTCGGTGAGTTCGGTCTAGTTTCTAAAGGTGTTGGTGATGAAAATTCCAGTTCCAACTACAGACAAACTGCTGAGGTTGTTAAGGCAGGTGATCCTGGTAGAACAAATGCTCAGGGTCCATATGATGTTGGTAATAGGAAAGTAGTTCTAAGTGGTGTTGGAACACAGAGACCTTACGATGGTCAAACCCTATTTTTCGATGAACTGTACTTCTCTGTAGAGAAAGTCAAGGTTACTAATGGTGGTTCTGGATATGAAGGTGCTGTTCCAAGTGTTACATTTTCCGATCCAACAGGTC